CCTTCGGTCTCGGGAATTTCTACATCTTGCTCTTCTGCGAGATTGTTCTGCATACTATGCTCCGTATGTCTTGATATCGTCTGGATCGACGATTGTTGCAATGACCTCATCGTCATTGATGATGCGAACCTCGCCACCTTCAATCTGGAAACGCGATCCGGAATACCGACCAATACAAACCCAGTCGCCTTCTTTGCACCACGGCTCGGAATCAGGACCAAATTTGTCCTGATCCTGATAGGCTAGAGGACCAACCTTAACCACATATGCCACAACAGTGGCTCGTGCTTCTCGGTCCTTGGCTTGATCGGGAACGTATATCCCGCCCTCAGTCTTGTCCTTGCCTTTATACGGCATAACAAGAACTCGCCAACCAGTCGGTTGAGGAACTCTTTCTAGGGCGGTTTTTTTAGAGGCTTCTTCTTCAGCTTTTTTCTTGGCTTGCTGCTGCCGGAGAACGTGATCAGGGACTAGAAGCGTCGTCATAATTCACCTTTTTTAGCAGGGCGCGTAATTCTTCTAGCGCGTAAGTGATCCCCTGAATCTCACTTACCATAGCACGATATGATTCCATATCGGATGCGCCACCGCTAGTCAGGGAGATGCTAATATCATCTACCCGGTTTTGCAAGGTTTTCTGATACCTTGATAGAAAATCTACGATATCCATTATGCCATCATTTTTTCATCTGTTATGGGGCCACCAGAGACCCATGCATTACAGACACGCATTGAAGCACATTTAAACTTTAAAAACTGACAGTACCCAATGTCGCCGGCCTCAACAGATTCAAAAGGATCCGCGCCATCATCCATGCCAATACCCTTGGCGATGCAGTCTTTTATGCGTGAGGTGAGATTAAAAGCAGCGCAGTTTCCGCAGCGGCTTTCTTTTGCTGCTTCTATATCTGCGTTAAAGGTGTCAGCTATGTTCTGCCAAAAATCATCGTTTTTTCCCGTGTCATCCAAATTTGGGTTTAACGGTCCATAGCCGTATTCATCAATGGCTTCTTGTCTGTTTTCTAAATTAAGGTCAATGTCCTGTGTTGCCGTAGGACAAGAGTCACCCTCGTCATCGCCGCCGTTGACCATCTGATCAACAGGGATGCCGTCTTGAATCTCTTTTGCCAGGTCTAACCCGTCAGGAATTAACTTTATTTCAATTTTCATCGGTAAAGTGGAAACCTTTCTAAATAAGATTGAAGAAGATTATCCGGAGATAACGCTTCAGTTCCTATCGCGCTACTTGAGGTTCGAAATCTAGTGTCCTCATCAGTGCCTGGAAAATCAAAAACACCTTGAATTGTTGTCATTTCGGGAGTCACAATTTCATCCATCCGAAGCTCTGGCGGTCCTTGCAATTCACCAAGAACGTCTACGCTTGTTGTAGTCGGAATAGAGGACTGCACAAGATTATCTTGTACCCCCATAGGCACACTCGTTGCCGGAACGTAAGAGGGTCCAGCTTCCGTTGGGAACTGTGCACCCGGAACAGAAAGCTCACTTCCTCTGTCTGCAAAACGCAGCATCGGACCAACAATCGGCAGCATGCTAGCGATGCCTCGGTCCGGGCGTCTGTTTGGATCTCGAGTCACCGGGCCAAACCTAGTCAAAGATCCCTCGTCCAGCATACCGCGAACCTGACCCCTGCTGTCCAAGGGGTTCATAAACTGGTCGTAAGCTAGATTGCGAACATTAGCGATGCCCTGTGTGCCAAGAGTATTTGTGTAGTCAATCTTGCTGGGATCAATTCCAAAAACACGACTAAAGAATCCCTCTCGGCCATACGGGTTAGTATCAGTGATCCCCTTCACAGACTCAAATACAGGCTGGCTCATGTAGCCAGTTCCTGGGTCATCAACCACAGGACGTGTGTCCATCGTTGGCCTCGGGTTGGTCGGGCCTCGATCCTCGAAGGACATTCCGTATGGGTCTCTGTTAGGTGGCGGCATTTACTTCACTCCGCTAAAACTAGTGCCTTGTATCGCTTTGCCCGCACCACGGCAGGACATGTACTTGCCACTCTTAGCGCGTACTTCGCCTCTTTCGCCGACGGGCGGCTTTGGAGTGGGCTTTGTCGGTCCCGGCCTCCGTCCTTCTGTGTTTATCGGATGATCTGGATCAATCAGCCTCGGGTTTTTCCGAACGGCGTCCTTGTAGTTCTCCGGAATATCAGGGTCACCCATGTATTGCCGATATCTCTTGTCCGACTCTGAGAGAGGTGTAGGCCGCGTCATCTTCTCTGTGCCGCCTTTTTCAAAGCCACGCATTTTTTTCATGTTGCTCTCCAGCACTTGAGAGCCACCGTCTTTGCGGCGCCGGCCCTTGTTAATAAGATCCTTGGCATCATCATAACCGATTCCCATGTCACCGGCAAACTGCCTAATACGTGGACGTGCCATCTACTTAATCTTTTCTTTTTCGTGGCCCAGCCAGACCGCAAATGCACCTGTCATGGCCCCCGTGACTACACTTACCAGACCGGCCTGCGCTGGAGTTGGATCCGGCAAAGTCATAAACCACTCCACTACCCGCCAAGCCGATATTGACATCATAAGCATCATCAAGCGAGGAAGTATCTTCCATCGCAGAAATCTTTCCATTGTGACTTCGGCCACGGTTTTTCTCCGCTTGTTGTGGGGTGGTGCGATTGTGCATATCCCACATGATCATCACTTCTTACCAAAAAACTTGGTAGCACTACGTACGCCAAAAGAAGCAGCAACAATAACACCAAGGGAATACTGATACCAGTCGGGCATCTTATCCAACTGTTCGAAGCCATTTGCCACCACACCTTCCATCCCCGGCACAAAGCTCAAAATAAGCGGAACCGAAAACAAGATTACAAGCCATTCGTCCTTCCAAGACGACTGACTTCCACGAGCCATCTCAAGATCCCAATCAATCTCACCCGTGGCTTTCTTCTCCATGATGACGGCTTCAGCCTTGGCCTTGGCAACCTTTGCACCCGTCTCAGCCTTGGTCTTTTCAACCTTACCTTCCAACCATGTGCCGGCTAAAGAGGCAATCGGACCTATCAATGCTTGAATCATTTGTTTCTCGACAATGCTGCCTGTGTGTTGATGCGGTAGATGTTTACATCGTTTCGTGCATCCGCAATGTTTTCTTGCAGCCCTTGCCGCTGTTGCGCCAACTCGTAAGCCTGTTGCAGCTTGGCCTGATCAATCTGGAAATCCATTTGATCATTCATCATCTTACGTTGAATTTCCACCTGCGCGTTTTCAAGCTCTTGCTGGCGTATGCCTACCAACGGATCTTGATTCTGTGCCGGCTGAATCATTGGCATGATCTGCTGCATGATCTCACCAGTCTGCTGTGCTACAGCGGACTCAATTACATTTGGATCAGGCTGTTGTGGCGTCTGACCTTGCGCCATAGCCTCCTGCTGCGCGCTTTGGAAGAAGGCTACAACTTGGTCCCTCGCAAGCATGCCTACGTGCTCCTGCACATGAGACAACAGCAACAGAAACGCCTGTGGGCTAGCGCTTGCCGCAGGTGACGATAAGAACATAGCATGCGCCACAATGTGCGCTTCATGATCCTGTTGTGGGAACACCTGCAAAGGCTTGGCTTTCACCGCGTTTGAGTTTTCAGTGGCAGGGTCTACAGGTGCCGGTGGTGGTGGCGGCGGTAGAATTGCATCAATGTTCTTGATGTCCAACGCATCGTACATCCGGCGATACGCCTCATACATATTATGCATTTGTGGGGCTTGCGAAGCCAACTGCATTTGAGTTTGAGCCAACGACAAACGCTGCGACATAGAAAAGATTGTCGGATCTGACACCGGAAGGATGTCTACACGACCATCAAAGTCCTGCTGCATAATTTCAGCAGGTACGCCCTGACCCACAAAATAAGGATACGGCACAGGATTGTCGGCAAAAACTTCAGCTAAAAGACGAAACTCATTCTTCTGACCATAATGCAGACGCTTGTGGATCGAGGATATGATCTTCGACCCCTGCTCAATCAGTGCAACTGTGGTTCCGACGGGGGCTTGGGAATTAACGTCGGAGATTTTTGCATCTGCGACTTGAGCGAACCTGCGTCCGGAATCGACAATAACGCCCAGTAGTTGAGCAAGTGTGCCAGAAGGTTCCTTGTATGGAAGGGGCATAAGAGCATTCCGAAGATCACCGCCGGGAGCATCAATATCACGGAACTCGCCAGGAGAAAGCGGCTCATCGTCGTTACGAATACGAACACCACGAGCCTTGAAGCCGGCAGGCAGATTCGAAAGAGTGCCCGCATCAACAAGTTGTCGAAGGATCGATGTCGCTGCACGGGAAAGACCCCCTATAGTATGAAGCAGGCCAAAGCCATAAAACCCAAACCCAGGCAGAAACTTATAGTGAGTGAAATATTGTCGCTTTCTGCGAAGCGGGTCCATCTCCCGATAGTTTCGCACCACTGAAAGAACTTGTCCTGAATCTTCATCCAAAGTGACAATGTAAGGGAGTTTAACGCCCGTAGGCTCACCTTCGGGTGAAAGATCCTCAAAGCCTTCAAGATCAAGCTCAGTGTGAATTTCAAGTAATGTATGGATGTCGTTACCATACGACGGGCGAACGCCTTGCAGTTCGTTACCTGTTGCCCTAATTGAACTATCATCATCCTCTTCTCCAGCCTGAAGATCAATGTCCCGATACACGTCCGCAACTTGAAGCTTACGAAGTTCGTTCTCAGTCATCCGCACTACATGCGTGACACGTTCGGCTGTGTTCAAGTCACTCGCCGAGTATGGAACAATCAGATCCTCCGCCGGAACAAACTTTGAAACTGCTCGTTGCTTACCTGCATCAAAGTATACCTTTTTGAAGGTCGAACCTGTCAAAGGTAGATAAAACAACATTTGATCCGTGTCCGGATCATACTCTTCCATTACTTCGGTAATCTGGTAATTCATGAAGTCTTTGACACGCTGTGCCTGATCCTCAAGCATCTTATTCGCTGCGCCAAGAACCTGTGCCTTTACTGGGCCTCCAGCCGGCAGCATCTCCTTATAGGCTTGTGCTTGAAACTGTGTCACGGCTTCGCTCAACAGCGGATGGTGAACACCACTCGCACCAAGGAACGGCTCGTTGCGTTCTTCATAGTTCACACCAAGAAGCTTTAACCCCTTGGAAATAGTCTCTTCCCAATCTTCACGAGACTCTTTGTCATCATCAATCTTGTCTCGCAAATCCGATGACAAAGCACTAAGGGCTGAGTCGTCCAGAACCTCCGCAAGGTTTGCGTTATGCGTATACGGCTCGGCGTCTACCTCGACCATCTCCTCCATGCCGGCAAGTTCAATGCCTTCAGGAAGCATATCCTCTTCAGGTAACTCGACCATCATTTCTTGGGACAACTGATCCGCCGGACCACCAGCACCCATTGCCATATCAACCATCTGCGGAGGAAGGGCCATTAAAATACACCTTTGAACTTTTGCGGACGAGCTATCGGGCTAAAGCCTTTGACCATGCCACCGGCAGCTTTTTTGGCAGGCCCAATACGTTTGACATACTCGTCAAATGACATCGTCTCTGAGTAGTCGGTTTCACCAGGCTT